TCAATTAAATCCGGAGTATCTTCCCACTGTACTCTTAAAGTTGTATCCTGCTTGACTTCCTGCTTAGTCTTTTCAACAAACAAACTAGACAACCTTGGTGCTATCCACTTCAACCAATCTTTTTTTTCCCTAACAAATAACAACTCATTGTTATCAAGCGGTGCTGTTTCAGTGTTAAAAATAACACACATTTTTTCAACTAAAGTTTTAATACCTCGTTCCTGAGCTTTTAAAAATTCATCTTTGTACTTTGGGTTTTGATCTAAGTATTTGTATAAAGTCCGTAAGCTGATCCGTTTTTCTTTTGCTATTTCGTAAGCGGTTACGCCATCGTGCAAGGTGTCGAGTATAGTATTTTGTTCTGTATCCGTGAGTGTTAGTTCTTTGCTGTTCTTCAAGGATATATCTTTTGATTTCGTCATCTGTTTTATTTCTAAAATTAACTAAGTTTTTAAGTATATTTATTTTATTTTGTAAAGCAACGCTATCATTCTTATAAAGACCTTTATATTTTCTGGTCCTGTGATCCCAACTCTTTCCACCGCTATGAAAAGTACATAAAAATCTACGCTTGGTTGGTGTCCAATATCCCTTACATAAACAAGGTTTTCCAGAGTGTCTGGCTATAGCTTCACAGTATATTTTATTGACCATTCTTCCACTCATTTATTTTCCCATGGCTTAATATTATTTTTAATATAATATTGTTTCTTGGTCTTATATCTAAAATTACTTTCCTTAGTTACCTTGCTCAAAGCATTAACTATTTTTTTAGGATCGACATAATTCTGCCTTAATTCCCGAGCTAGTTCCTCTTTTCTTTGAATGGCTAGTTTACAATAATAGACATTCTTTGTATCAGCTTTAAGGTCTGCAAGTGGTAGGGTGGCTAAACTGTTTATTATATCGTCAAGATTACCTTTATTCTCACCAATTATTTTATCTATATTATTATTGTATATTGTTTCTTCTAATGTAGCTCTTAATGAGCTATCTGGTGTATAATTATGAGCTATCTCAGATTTTAAGAATACAGAATTTACTATATAAGTTTTACCAGATCTACCTCTAATTGATTTTACAATGTTAAGTTTATTTAAAGTTTCTAAACATCTTTTAACAGTAGCTCTACTTAAACCAGTATCTTTTTCTATTGAAGCGTGCCTTAATCTTGCCTCATATCCATTCTTCTTCCAAGCGTATTTCATAACAGATAAAAAAACATTTAAACAAGTAGACTTAACTTCGCCATCCAGTTTATCTAAATGATGATACAATTTATAAGTTATAAATAAAAATCCTCTACTTCTGTCCATATTTACATACCTTTTGATGTTGGTCCTGCAAGGCGTAAAGCTCAGCTACCCACTGGTCCTCGTTCATTAGTTCAAACTCAGCGTTAGGAAGCCAGAGACGCTTGATCCGGAAAGATAGGGTATCTTGGGTCAATTTTTTATAAAACACTAAAAATTGGGGTATCTTTAGGCGATTACCGACTATTTCTACAAGGGTTGTAGCTTTAAATTTCTGTCCTTTATCATAACAAGTCTCAAGTACAGCAAGAGGTTCATAACATCGAGGACAACACTCGATACTATCAACATCTATCATAGCTATACCATCATATTTTCTGTGCCAATCATTATAATTGCCATTAGAAAAAGCGTATGTCCATCTAGCCATTATTAATTTTTTCTTTCAGTTTTTTTATCTCATCTTTTAATGTTTTAATTTCATAATCTTTAATGTCGTTATCAGTTGTAAGTATATCTATTTTCTTTTCGAGATCGTTTTCACCTCTAGTTTTATCTTGTTGTAACTTCTTGTATTTCTTTTTTAATTTTTTTAATTCAGATACAGCTCCAACTTCTTCAAGCATTCCTTCGTATGTCATATTATAACCTTATAATTTTAAGTACACATTTTCTAGGGTAAGTACAAACACCACCTACATCTAGTTTTCCTGTCTGTTCATCAAAAGAATAAGAAGTAAAGATCGTTAGTTTCTTTTGGTCCTTACAAAGAAGATAACCTATATCCTCACAGAAAGAATAGTTGTGGTCTTTTGCATCTTCAATACTCATCCAAGAATTTTCTGCTTGAGTGATGTCTATCCAAATAATCTTTACTTGCTTATATGGAAATTTATTTTTTATTTTTTTCATAAGACCACCATGCTTCATACAAATCATTGAAATTTACTTCACCTTTGGTAACTTCAATTATTTTTTTAACCATCTTAGGTTTGGGAAATCTTTTTTCTTTACTCTCAAGACAGTAGCGTTGGCTATTCGTTGCCGGATTTATAGACTTAATTCCAAGCATAGATCCTAGTGTATAATGAGAAATCTTTTGTTTCTTTCTCCATTCTGACAATGTCATATTGCTCCTTATTTGTTGATTTGTTATACAATAAAGAGATATATAAATGATATAAAAGATTTGACAAGTATTAATATTCTGTGGTAAATATGTGGAAAACAAATGATATTAAAACAAGATCAGATAATAAAAAATATAACAAGCAAACTAAATAATGGTCAAGGTCAAGATCATTTTAGTCCATCTCAAATCATATCAAAACCTTTTGCTTGGTGGGTTATAAAATATTTTGTTTCATCACAGGAAGATAGAAGGCAATCGCCAGCATCATACAAAATGAAATGCGGTTCGTTGGTCGGGAATGTATCTCAAAAATTAATTGCAAAATATATTTTTAAAGGTGCTGAAAGAGAGGAAATAAAAGACAGAACATATAATAAAATTTTTGATCACGAACTAAATTTAATTAAGAAAGAAAATTATAGAAATGAAAAAGATCAGCAATCATTTGAATTGATGTTAGACTATTCACATCACATCATAACTCAAACTTTAAAATGTATTAAAGAATTGTTTGGCAAAGACGCAATCCAGTGTGAGCGTCATGTGTTTGATCAACCAAAAGATTTAATGCTACCAATCGTAGGTCGGATCGATTGGGAGTCAAACAATTTGATTGCTGAACAAAAAAGTAAACCACCATATTTTAGATCTATTAAATCTGGATTAAAAGGATACACACAAAAGCTACCGGAAGAATTATCATTGGACCATTTAGTTCAATTAAGTTTTTATTGGTACTGCACAAAGAAGAAACCAGTTTTATTTTATGTTAATGATGAAGATTATAAAATCTTTGATGGCTTTGAAGAAGAAGAGTTGGAAGATTTATATGAAACAAATTTAGTTAGAAGAGCAAAAACTATACAGAAATTATTAGAGGTATCAGATGCTGATCCTGTAGTAATGGCGGAGCTAGTCGAACCACCGGATCTTAATCATTATTTATATGATGATCTAACAGACTATCAAAGAGAACAAATATATAAACTATGGAGAATATAAAAATGAAAACTAAAAAGATAGAGTACATGAGCATACATCAGAAACTGCACGCTGCTTGCTTATCTGCAAAATCAGTTACTAAAGGAGAAAAGAAACAAGGTATGCACTTTAATCCTTTATTACATGATGCGGTTCAAGAAGAAGCAACGCAAGCATTATTGGATCATAGATTAATAACTACTTGTGATTATAAAACAGAAGTACATAATAATTTTGTAATGATAACTTGCACTATGACAGTACACGACATTGATGGTAGTGAAAAAATTGTTATTGATGGTTGTTCTGCAATGGGTGGTTTAGATAAATTTGGTACTGGTCAAGCCATGTCTTATTCAAGAAAATATGCTTTTTTAAATTTATTAAGTTTAAAAACAGGAATACAAGATGATGATGGCTATACAGCTAAATCATTTGATAAAGAAATTCCACAAAAGACAAGTGGTACAAATCATGTCAATAAAAAAGTTGATGTGGAGAAAATCAAAAGCGATCTTAAAAATGCACAACATCTACCTAGATTAAATTATCTAGTACAAACTGTGCATAAGAATAGCATTGATTTTTTATTAAAAAATAGTTTGCGAGATTACAGGCAAATAGATGATATTGCTAAAACTCGTGAGCATCAATTAACACAACAAGGAGCAATGTAATATGAGTGATAAGATATATATAAAACTTACACATAATCCAGACAAACAACCGGGTGATAATAGACCTATGTTTGTAGCACCAATAAATCCTAATAGTCCAGAAGGTAAAACTTGGAGAATAGGTGTAAAGATTGGTGATGAATGGTATAACCAAGCAGGATTTGAGGACCTAGACGAACAAGGTAATCCAACAGGAATTATCAATGTAGTCTTAACTCCATCAAATACAGGTTCGACAGCTGCCAAGCCGAGAGGACAGCAGCAATCTTTTGGAAATAATAGATTTGCAAAAGGTCAAGGATCTGGATATAAACAAACTAATTACAGATAATTGTTCATAATTCTGTAATTCAATGGTGTGGCGGGGTTTTTTTAGAGTCGAATCAAGGTGGCTTCTTTCTTTTCTTTCTTTAGTCATCTCCCTCTTTATTTGTTTTCCCCCGCCACGCCTTTAAAACAATATGAAACCAGTTAATATTAATGTTAAAAAAGGTCATTTAAAAATGAAATGGATAAGAACTCCCAAAGTTATTTGGTATAAATTATCTAAAGAATTTAATTTTACTGTTGATGCTTGTGCTTCAGACAAAAACCATTTATTACCAAAATATTGGACAAAAGAAACTGATGCTTTAAAACAAAATTGGGATGGTGAAGTAGTTTATTGTCATCCAATGTATGATGTAAATATTCCTAAATTTATTAAAAAAGCTATAAATAGTAAATGTTTATCTGTATTTTTATTACCTGCATCAACTAATGCAAGTTATTTCCATGATTTTTTATACAAAAAGAACAATGTTGATATAAGATTTTTAAAAAGACATCATACAGGCACAGGTCATAAATTTTTTTCTGATGATAATGAAGAACCTAAATGTGGATATTTACGACCATTAATGATTGTTGTAATAGATAACAAAGAAAAAATATGAAAATTACAGAGCTTACAAACGAGATTAAGAAAAAGATAATCCAAGATCGTGAGAAAGATTATGGAGATTATCAATATAATTTTACTATACTTGCCGAACTTTTTACTCTAATATTAGCCGAAAATTTAAAAAAGAAAATAAAACCCC